GCCAACTACGTGGAAGAACATTGATACGTTATATGTGTTTTTATCGTAATCTGCTTGTGTTTCTACTACCTTCATTTTACATCTAGGTTCAAATGCTGTTACAACATCTTGAATTCTAGAACTAATTACAGTTTCCATACCAGGACGCATGTTCTCAAATAACAATCCATATAATGGACTTCCTATCTCTGGATGAAAAGGTTTCTCTCCACTTTGTGTTAGCAATAATGTCTTTATTGATTGTTTGACAGCATTAACATCTAGTTTTTTGTTTATGTCACCTGAAAAAGCATTGACGCCAAAAGACAGATCAATGTCTGTATATATTCTATTCTTCTTTCCTTTAACACTTGCCATAATAGTATTTATACTAGAAGTCGAATTCTGGTAGCTCGAAATTTAGGAATTCTTCTGCTTGTTTTTTAGCTCTTGTAGTTGTTTGAACTTCAAATTTAGGTGTCTTGTAATTAGGTAGTTTACCATACTTAACTAATGCTACAGGGTCAATGTCTGGAAATGAAGTTGGTGTGCCTTTTACAATAACATTTACTCCTTGTTTCTCTGTGTTAGGTATAAGTTTACAAATTCTATCTAAGTCTAATGCACCACTTCGTAAGGCATCTGCTACTTCATCTAATGATTTATATTTTCCTAAATCTACTTTACCCCACTTTCTTTTTACTCTTTCTAATTCTTGAACATATTGAGGATATGCCACAACACCTAATAGCAATAGTTTTGCTATATCACTTACGTCTTCTTGTAAAGTTTGATCTAATTTATTTCCTAGTTTATTAAGTGCGCTTGGTATAGCATTTTCAAGTTTACCCATGACACCATTTACAGCATCATTTGCTTGATCTTTTAAGGCATTTAATTTTCCTAATGGTGATTCTGTAATTAAAGAATCTATTTTATCATCTAAGGCATCTATTTGATCTGCCATTCCTTTTAGTGCCTCACTTGGTCCGCAACTCATTTATTCCTCCTAATTAGGTGCCGATGTAGTTCCAGCACCTGTTCCTGCTGTATCAGTATGTGTATGTCCTTTACCTGATATACCTGCTGATACATGGTCTGTAGATGCTGTTGATGTTCCTGTTATATCCACATCGTTGTTAATATCTGTATTTGAAGCCGTGATAGTTTGTTGTCCTGTTACTTCCATTGTTTGTGTAGATTCTGTTTTTAATGTTTGAGGTCCTGAAGAACCAAATTCACTTTTACCTGCTGCACCAAACATTAAGTCCCCACCTGAAACTTCTACAACATTACCTGCTGTTTGTCTGAATGTAGACTTTGTAACGTTAGTAGAATGTTTACCAAATGTTTCCATTACAGATTCTACTACAGACTCTCTTTTCTTCTTAGCAACCGATTGTGTTTGGTTACCAACGACTGTAAGTGTATCGTCTAATGCTACACGAGCTGTTCTATTTCCTTTTATTGATTCTGTTACGTCTGTTACTACAGACTTGACATCATTACCTTGTATTTTAGTTATTCTATCTCCATGTATTGTAGTGAATAAATCTCCTTCTATTTCCTCGTATTTGTCTCCTTGGACTAGCATTTTACAATCGCCTACGATAGTAACGTTGCAGTTACCTCTTATAAGAACATTTTTGTCTTGAACTACAACCTCGTAATCACTACCTACAATTTTTTCTACTTTTGTTCCGTCGTGATGGATTTCTTTATGTGTGCCTGAAGGATGGTATTCATGATATCTTTTATTTCCTTCTGTGTTATCTGTTTCAAATATAAAGCCTGCTCTTGTTTCTTTTACTGTATTGAAAGGATATAATGAAGTATAATCTTCCATATTTCCTTTTTTACTTGGGTCTCCATCTCCTCCGTCAATCATATCCTGACGAGGATTAAAATATTTTGCCTCATCTTTAGATTTACCTCTAGGGTGTGGCTCTTCCCAATTTACAGGCTCGTATGCTTTATTAGGTTTGTCATCTAATATACCATCACCTTCTACTGAAGGAGCTGTTGCCGTTCTTACTTCTTCCTCTC